CGTTTCAGGCTGCTGGCCTCGCGCTCTACAACGAGGCCGTGCTCGTTACCCCGTGCGGCACCGTTGCCGTGCGCTGCATGCAGCCCTTCATCCGCAGCCGCAAGCTGGGCAAGACCCACCAGTCGGTCTTGATTTTCGTCAAGGGCGACCCGGTGCGCGCCGCCCAGGCGGTGGGCGCCGTCGAGTGCGGCGACGTCGACCAGTTCGCGGCGCGCGAGGACGCCGGCGCTGCCGACGAGATGCCCTCGGCGCTGGACTAACGCTCCCCCTCCCCTCACGCCGCAGCATGGATCTGCCGCTCCCTGTGATTGACCGGCGCCCCCTCGGCGCCCGGTCCCTGTTCATCGTCCGCGACGATCTCATCCCGGGCGGCACCAAGCGCTGCTACGTCGACGCCCTGATCGCCCCTGGCGACCACGTCTCTGGAGATCCCGGCGCCTCCAGCGCCTCTGGCGCCCCTGGCGTCCCTGGCGTCCATGATCCGGCCCCCTTGGGCCGGGAGGTCGTCTACGCCAGCCCCGTCTACGGGGGCGCCCAGATCGCCATCGCGCACGCCGCGCGCGCCCTCGGGATCCGGGCCACCATCTTCGCGGCCGAGCGCCGCGTCATCCACGGCCGCACCGCCGAGGCGCTCCTGGCCGGCGCCCGCCTGGTTCAGGTCCCGCACGGATACCTAACAAACGTCCAGGCGCAGGCCCGCCGCTATGCCGAGCTCAGGGGCGCCAGGCTGCTGCCCTTTGGCCTGGACACCCCGGAGGCCCTGGAGGCCATCGCGGCCCGCGCCCGCGCAGCGCAGGCCCAGACGGGCCCCCTGGCTGAGGTCTGGTGCGCCGGCGGCTCGGGCGTCCTCTGCCGCGGCCTGCAGCTGGGCCTGGCTGCCGCTGGCCCCGGCGGCTCGCGCCCCGCGTTCCACGTCGTTCAGGTCGGCGCGCGCCTGGGGCCCGCCCAAGCTGGCTGTGCCCGCGTGCACGTCGCGCCTGAGCGCTTCGAGGACGATGCCCGGCGTCCGCCGCCCTTTCCCAGCTGCTCTAACTACGACGCCAAGGTCTGGGCCGAGATGGGCCGCAGCCGCGGCGACGGGCCGATTCTGTTCTGGAACGTCCTAGGCTGAGCCAGGCTAGAGTGAGGGGCGCCATGTCCGAGCCGACCAAGCCTGAGGTTGCCCCGTTCGACGTTGAGGGCCTGCTCGTCGGCGCTCCCGGCGCACCTGTTTCTCCGATTCAGAAAAGAGCTGGCGAGGGCGGCGTCGGCAGGCCGCCGTTCCAGCCGACCGAAACGCAGCGCCGCACGGTGGCGATGATGATCGCTGCTGGCATCCCGCACGTCGACATCGTGCAGGTGCTCATCAATCCGCAGACCGGCAAGCCCATCGACGGCAAGACGTTTGCTGCGCACTTTGACCTCGAGATCAACCAATCTGGCCCCATGGCCAACACGCGCATCGCACAGTCGTTGTTCAAAAAGGCGACGGGCGACGGGCCGCAGGCGGTGACCGCGGCGATCTTCTGGGCCAAGTGCAGGATGGGCTGGAAGGAACGCACGGTCATCGAGGCCGAGATCAGGAGCGGCGTGCTGGTCGCGCCGCCAGGCAGTACACCCGAGGCCTGGATCGCGAACGCTGCGCTAGCGAACGCAAAGAAGACCGAGCCCGGGCAATCCTAGAGCTGGAGAGCCTATGGACTTCCTTCCGATCCCCTCGATCAGCGTCGAGGGGCTGCTGGCGGCACGCGACCGCACGTTGCAGGCGTTCGCGCAGATCAAGACGCTGCTCGACGGGGCGCAGGCAGATATGGGGCGCTTCGCCGTGCGCATCCCGCGCGTGGACCTGCTGCTAAGCGGCGGCTTCTACCGCTGCATGCAGGACGAGAGCATCGCCGACGTGGTGCGTAAGGACGTGGACAGGCTCGCCTGGGCGCGCCTCTTCCAGGCCACCAATGTGGAGCTGCTGATGGACTCGAAGACGCGGCGAGAGCTGCAGCAGCGCCTGCACACCACCGCGCAGGACAGCCGGCACGACGGTGGCGAGCTGCCGGACCTCACCGAGGAGAACATCCGCTCTACCTTCGAGCGCGTGCATGCTGACCGGCAGCGCTACTTCGAGCTGTGCGTGGAGAGCGTGTACCGCTCGCTGAGCTGGGACCATAAGACGAACACGCCCGGGCTCATCGGCGGGCTGCTCATCATGCGCGGGCTTTTCTATCCGTGGAGCCGCAACCTGCAGGGCAGCTGCACCTCGCTTCAGCACCACGACGGCGCGCAGGATCTAGAGCGCGTGCTGTGCATCCTCGACGGCCAGCCGCCGCCCACGTACAGCACCGGCCTCTACTCGATGCGCGCGGTGCCCTGGGGCGTGTGGACCGAGGTGCCTCATGCGGGCCGAACAGCCGCCGCCCCTGGGCGGGCGGAAGCGGGGGAGGCGGAGTGAGCACACCTGATGACCTGGAAGCGCGGGTTCGCGCGGCGCTCCGCAACGAAGCCCGCAAGGCCCTTGCCGCCGCCCAGGAGCGCGCGGACACGTTGAAAGCGAAGCTGACCGCACGCATTGACGCTCACGACCATGACGGGAAGGCCCTGATCCGCGTTACGGCCGAGCGCGACCGGCTCGCGGCTACCCTAGGGCTGATCGAGGACGCGTACCGCCGCGCCCGCGATACGGGCATGGTCGGCTTGCTGTACCAAAGGCTCAGTGAGATCGTGGCACGCGCGCGGCAGGAGGGGCAGAGCGGTGGGTAGCGTCAAGGCGTGGTGTGTGCGCGATCCGAAGGGGCTCCTGCTCCGCGGTACGCTGAGGCCCCTGAAAAGCGATGCTTGGCATACGTTCATGTGCCGCGTCAAAATGCCCAAGGAGTGCGCGCGCGAGCGGTCCGAGGGATGGAATCTCTGGTGGGCGCGGCTCACTAGGCTCGGCTACAAGGCCGTGCGCGTCACCGTGGAGGAGGACCAATGAGCGATTACGCAGACATGAGGGCCGAAGCGGAACATGCCGAGGGCCGGGCGGAGGCGGAGGCGTTGCGGTGCGAGTTGGAGGGCGAGCGCCACCGCCTCAAGGTGCTAATCGACGACCGCGACAAGATGCGAAACGAGATGGAGCGGCTGCGCCGCGCGATGGACGCGACACATGACGGCGACTATGGGCCATTCAAGACATACAGCGAACTGGCTACGGACTACACCGACGCTCTCGCTGAGGTCAAGCGGTTTGCGGCTCAGCTTTGCCCGCCTGGAGTTCGCCGCGTGACCCGCATCGACCCAAAGACTGGCTGGGTTGAAACCAGCGCGGGCGATGGGGAGCCGCTGGTGCCGACGCCGAAGGATGCGATGCGCGACCTGGGCCTGCTCATGGGCCGTGGCGAACCGCCGGTGCTGGAGTACCTCACCAACCTGCGCGCGCGCTGGTCCGACCATGAATAAAGAGACACGACAGCACATCAACGAGTATCAGGGCCTGCTGGTCGTCATCCGCTGCTGGTGCGGCATTCAGCTGGGCGTGCCTAGCTCGCTACGCAATGAGCAGGAGCGGCGCAGGGACGAGCGCCTGGAGGCGCTGACGCTCTACTGCCCGCTGGGCCACGGCTTCGTCATTAGCGGCACGTCGAAGCTGACCGAGCTAGAGCAGGAGCTGGCGCGTAAGCAGGCCGCGCTCGATGCGGCGCGCCTGACGACCCAGTGGACGAAGGAGCAGCTGGCGCATACCGAGCGCCGCCGGCGCGCGGAGAAGGGCGCTAAGACACGGCTGCAGCGCCGCGCGCGTGCGGGCGTGTGTCCGTGCTGCAACCGGCAGTTCCAGAACTTGCTGGCGCACATGAACACGAAACACCCGACGTTCGGGCTGGCTGACAAGGAGAAGGCGTGAGCATGGGTTGGCAGCAATTCTTCGCGCTGGTGGGCCTTGGCGTCTTCATCTGTGCGCTGTTCGTTATCGCCTGTGGGCTTTCGGTGGCGCTCTACCGCAGCCGGCGCGAGCGCTGGCGGCACAAGGACTGGTGCGACGGCATCGACCATGCACGCGCGGTGCTGAGCTGCGACGCCTGGTGGTTCAGCGAGGACAACGACACGCTGCGTGTGCTGCAGCGCCTGGCGAATGGCGACGACGTGTCTAAGGTGCGCGAGGAATGGCGCGCCACGCGCGCTGCACGGGAGCGAACTCGGAACATGGGCGACAGGACGACGCCCAGCTGGGAGCGAGGAGCCCAAGACGCACCGCGCTGATGGGCCAGGCGCTCGAGATCTGGACGCCCATCGACTGGTACACGCCTGCGGTCTGCCGCCTGGCCTATGGCCAGCCGGCTGCGCAGCACCGGCTGCCGCACGCTGTCGCTGCTGGCGAGCGACCTTGCCAGTGCTGGGTGGTCATTCCTACGCTGCCGCCTGATGATCGCGCCGAGTCAGGTCCTGCCGCTCCCCCCCTCCGGGGCTAGCCTTCCGACAGCTGCAGAGCTCGCACGCTTCGAGGCCCTTCTCGCTGAGGCGCGCCAGCGCGAGGACGCCCAGCCGCCCAGCGACCGTTTCATCGACGGCCGGCGCGTGGTCTGGGCGCCGCAGCCTGGCAGCCAGGAGCAATTCCTTGGCTGTCCGTTGTTCGAGGTGCTCTACCACGGCACGCGCGGCCCCGGGAAGACAGACGGTCTGCTGATGTCGTTCGCGCAGTTCACCGGACGTGGCTTCGGCGCGGCCTGGCGCGGCATCATCTTCCGCGAGACCTACCCGCAGCTGGCCGACGTGCAGGCCAAGTCCGAGCGCTGGTTCCGCCAGATCTTCCCAACCGCGACGTTCAACCGCGGAAAGATGGCGTGGGAGTGGGAGACGGGCGAGGTGCTGCTCCTGCGGCACATGCGCCTGCCTGACGACTACTGGAACTACCACGGCCACGAGTACCCCTTCATCGGCTGGGAGGAGCTGACCAGCTGGGCTGACGACCGCTGCTACAAGTCCATGTTCAGCTGCTGCCGCAGTTCGCACCCGGGCGTGCCGCGCATGGTGCGCTCGACGACGAACCCCTACGGCGTCGGCCACAACTGGGTCAAGGAGCGCTTCCGCCTGCATGGCAAGTGGTGGGAGACGATCGTCATCGTCGACGCGCGCGACGAGCGCGGCGAACCACTGCCGGCGCGCGCCGCAATTCACGGCCACATCGACGAAAACCTGATCCTCCTGCAGGCCGACCCGGGCTACAAGCAGAACATCGCTGCGTCAGCGCTGAATCAGGCGATGGCCGATGCGTGGATGAACGGCAGCTGGGCGCTCGTCGCCGGCGGCATGTTCTCCGACGTTTGGTCGCACGCGCACAACAACCTGTCACGCTTCGATGTCCCGTCCACCTGGCGCATCGACCGCGCGTTCGACTGGGGCAGCAGCGCGCCGTTCAGCGTCGGCTGGTGGGCGCAGAGCGACGGCAGCGACCTGAAGCTGGGCAACGGCAAGGTTATGGCCACGGTGCGCGGCGACCTGTTCCGCGTGCGCGAGTGGTACGGCTGTACCGGGCGCGCGAATGAGGGTGTGCGCATGCTGGCCGTCGACGTGGCTGAGGGCATCGTGGAGCGTGAGCTGATGTGGGGCTGGCGCCGCGACGACAGCTGCCGCGTGCGCGCAGGCCCGGCAGACGCCTCGATCTTCAAGGTCGAGAATGGCAGCTGCATCGCCACCGACATGCAGAAGCCGGTGCGGATCAACGGGCGGGTCTACCGCGGGGTCCGGTGGACGCCCAGCGACAAGAGTCCAGGCAGCAGGAAGAACGGGTGGGAGCAGATGCGCAAGATGATCCGCGCGGCCCAGCCGCGGGACGGGCTGCCGCGTGAGCGCCCCGGGCTGTTCGTGGTGGGCGAGGAGTGCCCACAGTGGATCCGAACCGTGCTCAGCCTGCCGCGGGATGAGGACGACCTCGACGACGTCGACACTGATGCCGAGGACCACGCTGGCGACGAGAGCCGCTACCGGGTGCGCGCGGTGGGCGCAACCACTGGCCAGGCAACCACTACTGGTATGTTCTGATCCGGGGGAGTAGCTTCCCGGGCCATGAAGATCTTCCTCGGGCGGGATCCGCATGCGGAGGGCGGGTTCTTGGTCACGCTGGACGACGGCACCGACGTGACGGCCGAGCTGCGCGTGCAGGAGGTGACGGTCAGGTGCGGCGCGACGTGTCTGCCAGAGGTTTCGCTGAAGCTCTATGCCGACGTTGAGCTAGAGGTCGACGAGGGACGTCTGCATGTCGGCGAGGCCGTGCGCACGCTGAGGACCAAGGTCTAGGCCATGGGCATCGACAGCACGCATCCCCTGTACCAGGCGAAGCTGCCTGACTGGCAGCAGATGCGCGTGACCTATAGTGGTGAGCGTGCGGTCAAGGCTGCAGGTCGCACCTTTCTGCCAGCGACCAGTGGCATGGTCGCGGACGGCGTGGACAACGCGACTACGCTGCAGAACAAGGGGCGCGCGGCCTACGACGCCTACCGTGCGCGCGCCGTTTTTCCCGAGCTGGTGAAGGTCGGGGTGAAGGCCATGGTCGGAGTGATGCACCACAAGGCGCCGGTCATCGAGCTGCCGGAGGCGCTCGAGCCGCTGCGCGAGCTGGCGACGCTTGGCCGCGAGTCCCTGGCCCTGCTCCTGCGCCGGATCAACGAGGAGCAGCTGGTCACCGGGCGACTGGGGCTACTGCTGGACCTGTCGGTGGACGAGGCTGGCGCGGCGCGGCCGTACATTGCGACCTACCTGGCCGAGGACGTGCTGAACTGGGACGAGGGCGAGCGCGATGCGACCAAGCCCGAGAGCCTGAACCTCGTCGTGCTGAACGAGAGCGAGTACGAACGCACCGCGGACGGCTTCGAGTGGGAGTGGGTCAAGAAGTACCGCGTGCTGGTGCTGGGCCAGCTGCGCATGAACGAGCCCAGCGGCGGCACTGCGCCCTACCGCGTCGGCGTCTTCCGCGACCAGAACGCGACGTTCAGCGAGGAGCAGCTGCTGACGCCGCAGATCGCCGGCAAGACGCTCGACCGCCTGCCGTTCGTATTCATCAACTCGCAGGACATCACGCCGATGCCAGACGATCCGCCGATGCTCGGGCTGTCCAGCCTGTGCCTGGCGATCTACCGCGGCGAGGCTGACTATCGACAGTCGCTGTTCATGCAGGGCCAGGACACGCTGGTCATCATCGGCGGCGACGAGAACAACGAGTACCGAACCGGCGCCGGCGCGACGCTCTGCCCGCCGATTGGCGGCGGCGATGCCAAGTACATCGGCGTGGACGGCGACGGGCTGGAGGAGCAGCGGCTTGCGCTGGAGAACGACTACG